TTGGTATCCTATCAGGACTTCTCCTCTTAGATAATCTACTGTCCCAAATTCAAGGTCAACAACAACTTCTTTACTTCTTTCATCCAAGTAGAAAAGAATAATTCTACCAGTGTCTGATGTACCAGAGTAAGGCACATCCCTCATAAAGTACATCTTATTGTCTAAGACACCATCAACTACTAACTTAAATCCACTGGAATAAACAACAGAGTTAACTGCGTCTCTGGCTAATTTGTTTTCAAAACATATCTCATAAGAAGCTGACGTGCTGGGAACGACCTCAATATCTCTCCTCATCCTTAATCGTGTTAGGTTTCTAGTAATAGAGGGATCTGAGTCATCAATAGCACCAACAACTCTGGAGAATCTAACAGCACCACCAAACTTCTCCACATTTGGAGACTCAGAATATTTACTGAGAGTGGTGCTTACATCAGAGGCAATAGCAGAAGAGTCCTTTAGTGTCTTTGTGGCATCATAATACACAGTGGTGATTGTCTCTACATTCAAGACCTGTGGGTCCTCAAAAACAATATCAAGAGAAGCGATTCTATAATCATCAAGAGACTTCTTAATGAATGTCTTTACTAGAGTGGATAACTTATCTGCGTAGTTTGGTTTGATAACAACAAACACTCTACCAAACTGTGGGATGTCTTTCTGTTCCCCACCATAAACGTAAATATCATCTACAGCTGGATATATCTTCCTAATCAGAGCCACATAATCAGTATCCACTACACATCTATTTTGGGCCTCATAAAACTTAGGAGCCCTGAATTTTACAGATGATGCTGATTCTATATCCTGACCACCCTGAGTTCTTTCTGCATTGAAAATAGTAGGCCGAGATGTGGTAGTGTTTCCATATGAGTCCATAGTCTTTCCAACATAATTAAAGTTGTTAAGACCTTGAATTCCATTAGCAAGTTCTCCATTTGTGACGATATAGTCAATAAAGATGCGAGCACCATTTCTTAGTTTCTTACCAAAGTATCCATCACCAAATGTAATCTCATAATATCCTTCTTGGGTTTCAGTTAACCAATACACCCTACTATCTTCATTTATTTCTACCAAATTATCAGAACTACTGTAAAGAGTATTAATTTCTTCGTTGGGGTCCTCTTTAACCTCAACTCTGATAGTTGTAGTGTCTATGTTTGCGTTTTGAATAATAAATTTCTGATTGTAATCGGATTCATCTACAGTAAAGTTGGTAGAAAGGAAAACTCCCTCATACACCTTTACATTACTAAATGTGCAGGTACCAAAATTACTTACAACTGAAGTTTGAGTATCTGCAAAGTTGAAAATCAAAGATTGTTTGGTGTTAGAAACTGTAAAAGCAATTCCTCTTTGAAGTTCCAAGTAAAGTGGGTAACCTTGAGTGTATTGATCTCTATCTAACTGGAATTCAAAGGTTATGTTGGTTGTGGAGCTTCTCGCTGAAGTTGGAACATATCCAATCATCGCTGCATTGGACACTACATTCTCACGAAGCGATGAGGAAGCAAGAAAGCTCTCATTCGCTATCATATTTGTAGAGTAGGCATTAATTTGAGCTTGATATGCCAACATATTCAGAATTACCTGAATGTTTGAACCATCAAAATCAAAATCTGTAAATTTATTGGTGGATTTAAGGTAGTCTACCAGATTTTCTTTAATCTGATCAAAATCTACCTCAGTTAATTGGATAGCTCCAGCCACAAGTCCTTATCCCTTATTTTCAATTATTTATAACCCTATCTGGTAGGTTCTAATAGTTGATTATATGTGAAAACCTGTTCGTATCCCACAATCTTATAGACTATGGTAACCACAAAGGCATTTTGTTCTGGCTTAGCGTCCACTCTCACAGGTTCTTGGGAAAAATCAAACATATCATCGTAAGTCTCGGGTCTACTTTCCATATCATTACTAAATGAACTCACTAATTTGATTCTTGGCTCGCTATACTCAATTACTCTTGTTATTTCTTGTGCCATCAAAGATTGTAATCCAGGATCCATAATGTCAAACAAATAATTAGCAACTCCAGAGCCTATATCTGCACGAAAGGGTATTTCTGTAGTTGCAAACATTACAAGATTCCTTAAAGCGTTATTAATTGCTCTCTCATTGGTCAGAAGAGTGAGATCTCCACTGATTGGGTTTGCTTCAAAGGACAAAGAAACATCAACAAACCGTTTTGATTCTCTTGATATGAATATAGCCATAAAAATAGGGGCTTTTGCCCCTATTTATCACATATTCTCTTGTTCTTCTACCCACTGGGGGTATTTCTCCTTTAGTTTCTTCTTTCTATGTTGTTCCATATACACATCAGCAGCTGGATCGCTGATTAGAACCTTTGTTCCATGATCAGCAAACATCGTTTCTTCCAAAAAGTCAGGATAACGTTCTTTGTAAGTCATAAAAAGTCATCTGTTTCTATTATTTATCGTTTGCCTTGTCCACGATACCTCTTGGATCGATGAGAATTGCTCTTTTTTGAATACTTCGTGTTCTTAGAACACCCTTGATAGGTCTTTTTCTCATGAGGTGTGATGAGAGTTTCACCAGACTTACTGAAAATGCGTGCCATTAGTTAGAATTTTGAATGTTAGAGAGAGTTTCTTCGATTTTGTCGAGTCGATTTAGGATTTCATCAAAAATTTCGACGATATTTTGATGATTTTCACGTCCAGGACCTCTGTACATGAGTTTAGGAGGTCCATCGTATTCAGTTTCCATTGAAATATTCACTTGGAAGGGGGACTTTACCCTGCCAGACGTAAGGAATCGTCGCAGTTCGTGCTGCTTGAGGTCCAAAACGTTGCCACATTGAGTAAAATTGGTCTCGCAGTGACGTAGTGCAAGGGAATTTCTTGATATTTTCCAGGTCTAGAAGCAAAACTTCTTCCTGAACTTGTTCTGAAGTGATGTTATAGTGGTTAATTAGCTCTGTTTCAGCCATTCACATAAAAAATGGGACCTCTATATTATAAGAGATCCCATCAGATTTGTTAAACAAGAAGAAAAATCAATTCTTGGCGATGTAACCAGCCTTCTTCATGAAGTTATTCTTTCTGATGTCGAGGTCATTTCTGTCACCCTTGCTCATTTTCAAAGGACTTGGCTTCTCACCAGGCTTGACAGGCTTATCCTTGAACATTCTGGAAACATAACCTTTAGGTCCAGTCTTGGAATCGCCACTGGCAAGCTTTCCACCATAGGATCTGCCGTCCTGATACTCTGTCTCAGACTGACCATGTTTGCCCTTATACATCTCTTCGATGGCATCCAACCACTCTTCACTCATGTGGTTAAACATGATCTCAGCAGAAACGGGGTTGTTGGCGAAACCTTCATTCATCAGATAGTGACAAACTTCTTCCTTCTTAACTTTATTCTTGGCTTCAATCTCTTTATTCTGTCTCATGATCTCCTTGATGGAGCCAGAGATACCAGTGAATCCATCCTTAGAAGGATCAGTCTGTTTCTTGGAGTCGTCCTTATAACCACCAGCAGAACGAGCTGCGCGACGATTCTCGTCTAAGCTAATTTCTTCTTTCTTAAAACGACCACCAAAAGGATCAACCTTCTGCTTCTTTACAGAAGATTTCTGGCGCTCACCGTGGGGGTAATAAGTCTTACCAATTTCAGCCTTATCGACAACCTTACCAGTGTCAGCTTCACGATGCTTCATGCCTTCGTTGAACATCTCAATCATGTCATCCCAAGTGTATTCACTCAGGTCATGGCCTTCGTCAATCAACTCAGAAACCCACTCTTTTACTTCTTTCTTGTCACACTCACAGTCATCCTTTTTCTTGCCCTTCTTCTCGTCAACCTTCTTCTTGATGAAGTCTGGGAGATCCTTCTTCTCATTGACGGGCTTCTTACCCTTCTCTTTCAGAGCCTTCTTCATTGACTCTTTCTTGTCACCATCTTTGTCAAAGTCGAGATAATCTGGTTTGGAAGCCTCGGCAAGATCAAATCTATTATATTGCCAGGGACCACCTGAAAGTGAAATACCCATGATTTTACTAATTGGTTTCTTTTATTTAGTATTCTCCAATTCCTCTACCCTTGCAGAGAGTTCCTTTACTGCCTCAATCAAAGCACCAACCAATCCGTTATAATTAACAGACTTGAATTCTTCTTTCTCACTGACCAACTCAGGGAACACCTCTTCCACATCCTGTGCAATCACACCCATACTCTTATCATCTGTATCGGTCCACTTGAACTTGACACCATTGAGTTTCTTCAAAGAAGTGAGAGCATCAGTTACTGGTTGAATGTCAGTTTTAAACCTTCTGTCAGATTTGGAATTCAAATTCCTACATTCTATATCACCACTACCATGAAGCCAAATCTTTTCATTGGCAAAGTAGGCTCCACCATCGTTATAGATAACTGCTTTGTTGTCCGATCCTGTTCGAACTATAAAATTACGACCAACATAAGTATCTTGTGTAGAAACTAATGTTGTAGCAGTAACTTGATTACTACAATTTACATTTCTACCAACACTAAGGTCTGTTGTTACTTCTGCGTTAGTAAACTTGCCATATGGAGATGTAATTGTCCCAGACGCATTGATTGCACCTGATGTAATTGTACCAGTGCTAATGTTACCTGAAGTTATTCTTCCACTTGCTGATACACTACTTGTTGTAATTGTAATAGTGTTAAGACTACCGGAGCTAACGTTTCCGGTTACTGAAATATTACCATTTGTGGTAATACTACCAGTAGTAGCAGCATTGAACTTTACATTACCATTATTGTAAAGCCAAATCCTTTCATTAGCAAAATAAGCACCCCCATCGTTATAGATAACTGCTTTGTGATCTGCTCCTGTTTGAACTATGAAATTACGACCAACATAAGTGTCTTGTGTAGAATATAATGTTTTAGCGGTAACTTGATTACTACAATTTACATTTCTACCAATACTGGCATCAACTGATACTGACAGACTACCAGTGGAAATACTACCAGAAGAAATTGCACCACTTATGGTTGCAGAGGCAGCAGAAATGCCACCAGAAATAGCAGCACTAGATGCAGACAGGGCCCCGGATATACTTGCAGTTTGTGCATTAAGAGCTCCATTTATTTGAGCACTACCAGCAGTTAGTTTACCACTAAAACTAGCAGTGCCTCCAGAAATACTACCAACATTAAGATTATTAGTAACACTACCTGTAGTTGAATTAAAACTATTCATAGACACTGACCCCGCAGTCAGTGTATTGGTTATATTCCCAGTAGATGCTTGAATACTACCTGCTGTCAGTTTAGCTGATATGGAAGCAGACTTAGATGTCAAGTTATTACTAAAGCTAGCGTCTTTTCCATTGAGTTTGTTACTTATAGTAGCATTTACTGCTGAAATATTTCCATCAAAAGTGCCATTACTAGCAGACAGGTTTCCTGAAAAATCACCAGTCCTTGCAGAAATAGCAGAAGCACTAAGACTACCTGTTATCTCAGCAGTAGCTGCTTTAATCTTACTAGTTAGAGTTACATTCTTTGCTGCAATTTCACTTGCTACAATGTTAACTGTACTGATGTTATTTGAAGTAAGAGTTCCACTCAAGTCAGCACTCGCTGCACTTATACTAGTTAAAATATCTGCACTTCTTGCTTTAATTTCACCACTTAATTCAGCACTCGTTCCTGTGATGGTTTTAACAGAAAGAGAGTTATTAACAACAGCAGTATTTGTTCTAATACTGTTTGATATAAAATAACCACTCAATTCAATATTAGTTGTGCTGAATATGTTATTGAATGGATTATATCTAAGACCACCATCTGTCCTTATTTTATCCGCTCCTGAAGCCATAGAGGCGAAGGTAAGATATCTACTGGTATCCGATCCATCGTTTATGACTATGACATTGGTTGCATTTGTTGCATTGACTGCATTTATAGCATTAGTTGCCTGGTCCGCATTAGTAGCAGTACCATTAAGATTCCCTTTAAAAGTTGAGCTAGTTAGTGTGTTTGAGAGTGGGTTATAACTCAATCCATTATCCATATACAGCTCTTTATTTTCAGCTGTGGATGAATCTACAAAGGTAAGATACCTATTGGCATTTG